GGAGAACTTTGTAACGCTGAAAGATTTAGTTGAGGCCGGTAAACGTGCGTTGATCGCTGTACCCGAAAGGGATAATCAAATAAGGATAGCGTACAGACTGTTAAGGCAAGCGAAGAAGCCCGTCAAAGAGTGTTATTATATTATATCACAAAAGGTTAAAATCGGTATAGAGAGGGTAAGGCAGATAATAGAAAAAAGGTAATGTGTTACCATTGAAAAATATTGACATACGCTGAAAAAGTGCTATAATATACCATAAGCGTGAAGCCGAGGGAGCGCAAATTTAGAGATTGTTAGATGCGCTATTGTACCTCAAAGGAATTCCGATTAAGAACATTAAAAGTTTTACAATCGTTAAATCATTATTTGATAAAGGGCATAGACCCTATATTGGATAGTGGTTTTTTTATGTTCATTGAACTGTAAGCATTCAGATATAACAATCGGGACATCTTATGGCTTTAGTGCCAAAACAGCTGATTACGTTTTCGAGTGCTTACAATTCAGGGAATAAACACAAGGGAGTTAGTAAGTGGGTTACGCCAAAGAAGTGCCATACATAGCGAAGTTGCTGTATCTTTCAAAATGGCGTAAAAGTGTATTACATATTTTCGATCCCGTATTCAGGCAGAATTATTGGGTATTTAGCAGTAAGTGGAAACTAAAAGAAGTTGTGGAATATATAAGAAATTCAGAACCTGAAGTGGCAGATGTAGATAAAGCGGCAGGACACTTTTGGGGATTACAAGAAAACGGCAAAGAATTAAAATGTTCAATGGGTTGTATTTGGTTTACGAATACGCCTACCTTAGTTCATGAGTGTGTCCATGCGATGAATTGGATGTTAGATAATCACGGATTGAAACCCGAAGATGAATTACAAGCATATTACACAGAATGGCTTTATAGAGTAATCACAAAAGAATTAAAAATTAGTTGACTCACAAATCTCTGGTGAGATAATAAGTAGTAAAGGAAATCGTAAGTGGCTATAACCATATTCTTAATCTTAGTTTGTGTAGGGTGTATAATAGCATTGAAGATAAAGGGATAGTATGGATAGGATAATTATATTGATTTGCATTTTTGTAATAATGTTGAATGTGTATATGATTATTAAAAGGAAGTTAAAAGAATAAAGATATAGGAATTAAATATGGCAGAAAAAGAACTTAACTTAAAGCAAAAGAGATTAAAATACTATGTCTATTTTTTAATAGATAGTCTTACTAATCAAATATTCTATGTTGGCAAGGGTCAAGGTAAAAGAATATTCGCTCATATAAGTTATTATAAATGTGGCAACATAGATAATCCGTTTAAGTATGAACGTATTGCGAATATAATAAAATCGGGTGGTAAGGTTGAAAGCGAAATATTTGTTGATAATCTAAGCGAACAAGAAGCACTTGAAATAGAAAAATTTATGATTAGATATATCGGTATTGATAATCTTACAAATATATCTTCAGGGCAGAACACAGAAAGACAAAAGGCTATGGTAATGCTTGACAGGATTATTCCGCTTGATATTTGGTGTAATATTGAGAAAAGAACACAATCGGATATTGATTTGTATAATTTCGTAGTATCTGGGTTTAAACAGGTTGCTTGTTATGAGTAAAAAAATGATGGTTAATGGAATATCACTTACGCTTGAGCAGGAAAAATTCTGTCAGAATTTTGTTAGTGAGGGAGAGTTCTTTGGGAATGGCGTGCAAAGTTATATAAGTGCATATGCTATTGATTTATCAAAGAAAAACGCATATCAAACCGCAAGAGCAAAGGCAAGTATTTTATTAACAAAGGGTAACATCTGTAAAAGAATCACAGAATTGATTGATGAATCGGGATTAAATGATTTTAATGTTGACAAACAATTACTTATAGCTATCCAGCAATGTGCGGATTTTGGTAGTAAGGTAAGAGCTATAAGCGAGTATAACAATTTGAAAAGTAGGATTAAGAATACCGAAAAAGAACCCGTAAAAGTAATAGTAGAAATTAAACAGGTTCCTTGACATGAAAGAGATAAATATATCTCTTCCCCATAAGTATTCAGCAAGAGAGTATCAGAAGCCCTTTTGGGTAGCAATGAATGTTAAGAAGTTACTTAGGGCTGTTCTGGTATGGCATAGGAGATCGGGCAAGGATAAGACGCTTATAAACTTTGTAGCTCCCAAGACACAGGAAAGAGTAGGAGCTTACTATTACATTTTCCCTACTTACAATCAAGGCCGCAAGATACTATGGGAAGGCGTAGATAAGAGCGGAGTAAAGTTTTTAGACCATTTCCCGAAAGAGTTATACAAGAAGAAGCCAAACGATACGGAAATGAAGATAGAGTTTACAAATGGTTCAATATTCAGGGTTATAGGTTCAGATGATATTGATAGCATAGTAGGAACTAACCCGGTAGGTTGTGTGTTCTCTGAATACTCCTTACAAGACCCGAAAGCATGGGATTTTATGCGCCCGATACTTGCAGAGAATGGCGGTTGGGCAGTGTTTAACTTCACGCCAAGGGGTGAGAATCACGGTTATCAGCTCCTTGAAATGGCGAAGAATGACCCCACATGGTTTACACAGGTTTTAACAGTAGATGATACTAAGGCCATACCGAGAGAAGTATTGGATCAGGAACGTAAAGAGATAATACAGAAAGATGGGAACGACGCTTTATATCAGCAAGAGTATTACTGTTCTTTTAAAGTACCAATAGCTGGAGCGTATTACGCTTCACAGATTATGAGGGCTACGGAAGAAAAACGCATGACGAATGTTCCCTATGAAACAAGGTTGCCTGTTGACACTTGGTGGGATTTAGGCATAGACGACAGTATGACAATATGGTTCAGTCAGACAGTAGGTAGAGAGATAAGGTTCATTGACTACTACGAAACAAGCGGCGAGGGGTTAGTTCATTGTGCCGGGGTATTAAGGGATAAAAAGTACGTTTACGGCACGCATACAGCACCGCACGACATTGAGGTAAGGGAATTGACAAGCGGAGTAAGTCGCAAAGATACAGCGAAAGGGTTTGGGATAGATTTTCGAGTTGCCCCATTAGGTAGGATTGAAGAAGGGATAGACGCAGTAAGGAATATATTTAGTCGGTGCTGGTTCGATGAAAAGAAGTGTCAGCGAGGTTTGAACGCTTTAAAGAGTTATCACAAAGAATATGACGAAGCAAACAAAACATATAGAACGCACCCCGAACACGACTGGTCGAGCCACGGGGCTGATTCATTTAGGACATTCGCTATAAGCTACAAAGACATACTAAGAAAAGAATCAAGTCAGGGCGAACCCTTTAAAATGCGTAGGTATTGAACTAAGCCGAAAATCGGCAAGGAGAGGGAGAATGCGGCAAAGAGAAATGATTAATGAAAGATATGAATCTTCTTGTTTGGTACTTGATATCAGGGAACGGTTAATAAGTCCAAATTTTACAGGCGATTGGTACACAATAGCAACAGCAATAGGATACAAAGAAGCAGTTAAATTACTTTCATTGATTGAGGACTAATGTTATTAGATATGAGTTGTTTGCAAATTCTAACGCTGATACCTTTAATAATATTGTTTTATTTGGTATTTAAGAGGGCTAATGGATAATCTAAAAGAAGGACAGGACATAACCAAAGTTGAATCACAGCCTGATATGGGATACAATGACGCTACTGACCAAGTAGTTCCTACCGCTACACCTACCCCCAAGACATACAAAATAAGCAAGAAGAAGCTCACTAAAGAGCAAGAAGAAAAACTCAACGCCTTTATGGACAAGGAAGAAAACAAAGCCCTTGATACATACGAGAACTATAATAACGGTCAAGGTTGGTTTAACCATATAGATCAATCAACAGATGACTATGAAACAGGTGGTAAGATATTCAGCGGAGATAGTGTTGAGGGGTTAGACGACGTAGAACGTAAGAAGCTAATGACTACAACTATGATGTGTGATATAGTTGCTTCTAAGGAAAAATGGCAGACACAGGGTGCGTTTCCGCAGATACTTTTAGTTCCGAAGCCACAGGATAAACTACCGGGTGCAGATGGCAAACTGAAATGGGAATCTAATGACTTATCAGACCGCCAGGACAGACTTGATTATATACTCCGTAAAGACTGTAAGAAAGAAGAACTGAACTATGTATCTTCTCGTATGTCTTGTGCTAATGGTGTGTCAATCGAGAAGTACCCATACGAGAAGAACGTAGAGTACAAGACCCGTAGGACTACCTATAAACCTGAAAACAAACCCGATGGCTCAATGGGTAATGAGGCATTTGAAAAGTTATATGCCGCAGATTTGCTCAATCCGAAGTCTAAAGCATTTAAGAATTGGGATAAAATTAAGGCAGGGGAAGAAGTAGAGATAACAGACGTTGAGCCGATAGTGCAGTCAAACGGAGTGAAACCGTACAGAGTTAATCTAAAGAAGTTCATAGCCCGCCTTGATATTAAAGACTTCCGCAAACACAAAGTAATCAGTGAAATGATTGATACCTACTCCTGGGCTGATATAGAAGCCAAAGTAGCGACAGATGACAATGACCCTTACGGTTACGATCAGGACGCAGTAGCTAGACTGAAAGAGAAGTTAGGGGATAAGTACCTTGAAAGTGAGAACGAAGTTTATGAGAGTATAGTATTTACTAAATTCGATTCCGAGGCCGTAGAGGGCGAAGATAAGCCCAAAGATAGATACCAGAGATACTGCATAACCCGTATTCCAAAGCAAAAGATAGTCTTAAAGTGCATTTACTACCCTTACGAACACAATGACATCTATTACGTTGCTAAATGCGCTATACCGCGCGATGACAGTTGGGCGGGGTATTCGTTCAGTACAAGGCTAAAAGATGGCAAATTGATAGCAGAGGGGCTGTTAAACTCGATGCTACGGCAGTTTGAGTTGAGTGAGAACGGTGTTATACTTACCAATGACAATGAAACCGACTATTCAAGAATCAAAATCAATAACGGCGACGGGTTGAGTGTAATCAAGGCAAAGACGGGAGCCAATATAAGCCAAATGACCTGGCAGTTCCCGAACATTGACCGGATAGGCATATCAAATTGGGTAGGTAACTATCAGGCATTGCTCACAGGCGTTGACCCAGCCCTTAACAGTGGCGCACAGACACCTGATGACCCACAGGCTCCTATGGGCAAGATGTTAGCCAAACAGAAGATAAGCGATAAAAGGATTGAGGACATAATCCTAAATCTACAAAAATCCGATGAGTTAAGTGCAAGGCTTATTGACTATGACTATATACAGTTCGTTGACGAGGACAAGAAACCCTATTTTGACGGGGATTACGTCTGTCACGGTTCGACCTTATCATTCAATCCTGAACAGGATAATCAGCTTATAATAGCGTTTGACGGTTGGATAGGAACTGCAGTACCTACAATAAAGCAAGACTTAAATTACCAATATACTATGGTAAACGCTATGGTAAACAACGCCGGTGGGTCAATCAAGAAGAACAAGGACATTATCCTTAAACCACTAAAAGATCAGTTAGACTTACAAGAAGCCACTCAAAAGGCTATAATGGAGTTCAAGGCATACGGTAGAAATCTGGGTAAGAGTGAAGAAGAAATAAACGCCGCTATTCCGCAGATGTTGGCTAAGTTGAGGGGAGAGCCGCAGCAAGGTCAGCAAGGACAGGCTCCGCAGGGGCAACCGCCTGCACAGCCCGGGCCGCCGACAGAGGTAATACAATGATTAAACTATACGTTCAATTATTTAAATCAATGTTT